CGAACAAAATATCAAATAGATCTTGATGAATGTAGATTTGGAAAAGCTTCCATGGAAAAAGTTGCAAGACACAGAATGAGAGAGATTAAGATGTGGTCTAAGTTAAAAAAAGAATTTAATGATGGTTCATTTAATGACAAAGATGTTAATCAACACCAGTTAGAATCGTATGGTTTACAATATGCACAGAAAGCTAAAACATTAAATAACAATTCATCTGATACAGATATATTTAATGTAATGGGACAGTTAGATTCTTTACGAAGAATTAAAAAGTCTGGTGAACTAGAACAAAGCTATACAGAGAAAGAACAAATTACACAGCATGGAAAGCCAAAAGATCAAATTTGATTTTGTATTCTTAGGTCAGTCTGTTTTAAAATACCAAGTGCCTCTTGATATTTTTACTGCGATCAATCAGATATACGAAAAAAATATTAGTAATCTTTATAAAGCTAATGAACAATTAGTTGGTAAGATAGAACATGAATATTCTTTGTTTTATGGTGGTGCTGATCAATCAAAAGTAAAGAATCATAATTTACTTCCAACAAATGTTACAGATTATTTTATAAAAATATTTAAACATTATTTAGCTTTTAATAAAATTAAAGATTATGATATGCGTATTAATTCTATTTGGGTTAATGAAATGAAAGAACACGAATATAATCCAGCGCATATTCATAGAGGTATGTTGTTTACAGGGTTATCAAGTGTCATGATTTTAAAATTACCATCTACATTTGGTAAAGAATATTCAGCAGAGCAAACTCCACAAAACGGTCGACTACAAATATTAGGTGCAGCCAATGGTCAGTTTGCAAAGATAGATTATCAACCACCTATGGATGTTAGAGACTTTTATGTTTTTCCATATGACATGAGACACTGTGTGTATCCATTTAATGGCACAAATGAAACCAGAAGAAGTTTAGCTGCAAATTGTGATGTTCAGTTTGATCCAATAAAAAACAGAGGGGCAGTATGATATACGAACCACGTTGGAAATCTTTTATAGTAGAGACAACTAAACCATTATTTACACCTGAACAATGTAAAAAGATTATTGCAGCAGGACGTTCTGAACCTAGAAATAATGCACAAGTTGGAAACAAAAACGGTACTAAAGATGGTGTGCTAGACACTAAAACTAGAACTTCACATATTAGTTGGATACCATTTAAAAAAATGGTTGAGATGTACAAAGACATTGAACAAATGATGAAAGCAACTAATGGCAATCATTTTGGTTTTGATGGCATGACAATTACAGAACAAGCACAATATACAGAGTATCCTCAAGGAGGGTTTTATGACTGGCATGTCGATAATGATGTAAACATGCAACACGAACCACCTGTAAGAAAAATATCAATGACTTGTTTACTTTCACCTGAGTCTGAGTTTGAAGGTGGTGATTTAGAATTGATGTCAGAAGGTAAGATTGCAAAACTAAAACAAGGACACGCAGTATTCTTTGCATCATTTATTAGACACAGAGTAAAACCAGTTATTAAAGGAAATAGAAAATCGTTAGTAATGTGGTTTGGAGGAACACCATTTAAATGATGAGAGATTTACATTTTCCAACACCTATTTATATATTTGATCACAACGATCCATCTTTAAATGTACAATTAGAAAAAGATATTGTTGCTTGGTCTAATCAAGACAAAGGTATAACCAGAACTAACATTCAAGGTTGGCATTCAACAACTGATATGCATCAAAAACCAGAGTACAAAAGATTAACTGATGCTTTGTATGAAGCACAACACATAATTTACGAGCAAGAACATTTAGATAGTGAACCATTTTTAGGCAATATGTGGGCAAATATTAATCCACCAGGTGGTATGAACAGAGCACATATACATCCAAACTCTTTATGGTCTGGTGTCTATTATGTAAAAGCTCCAGAAAATTGTGGTCAGTTAAAAGTAGAAGATCCAAGATCTGTAGCGTTAATGGTAAGACCTAGAATGAAAGAAGGTAAACCACCACAAAGATTATGGAAAGAAGCAAGTTATGATCCAAAACCAGGTAGACTAATTATGTTTCCATCTTGGTTGAATCATTGTGTAGATCCTAATAACTCTAATGATATTAGGATATCTGTATCGTTTAATTTTATGCAAAAATGTTTTATGGTGTAATATGTTTGAAATAAAGAAATATCAAATTATTAAAAATGCTCTACCTTACGAGTTAGCTAATTTTATCTTTAATTACTTTTTACTAAAAAGAGACGCAGTTGGTTTCATGTATCAAAACAATATCCACGCTGAGTCTTCTATATTAGGAACTTGGAGTGATACACAAATACCAAATACATTCTCTTGTTATGGTGACTTTGTCATGGATACTTTGTTAGTTAAAATGTTGCCTGTTATGAAACAACATACTAATCTAGATTTAATTCCAACCTATTCTTATGCAAGAGCTTATAAACGAGGAGACAAACTAAGAAGACATAAAGATAGACCTTCTTGTGAGATATCTACCACACTTAATTTAGGTGGTGACCCATGGCCTATATTTATAGACCCAACAGGCTCTAATAATGTCATAGATGAGTACAAAGAAATACACAAACCTAACGCTCCAAAAGGTGAGAAAGTCTTGCTTGAAGTAGGTGATATGTTGGTATATAGTGGCTGTGAACTTGAACACTGGCGAGAGCCTTTTGACGGGAACATTTGCGGCCAAGTATTCTTACATTATAATCATGTAAACGGCCCATTTGCTGATAAAAACAAATTTGACGGAAGACCTAAGTTGGGTCTACCATCGTTTGTAAAATAGTATTATAATGGAGCCATATGTTACAAAAGATAGGATTTCAACCAGGTATTAATAAACAAATTACACCTACTGGTGCAGAGGGTCAATGGGTAGATTGTGATAATGTTAGATTTAGATATGGCACACCAGAAAAAATAGGTGGTTGGAAACAATTAGGTGAAAGTAATTTAACTGGTGCAGGACGTGGTCTTCATCATTATGTAAACAGCTTAGGTAGAAAATATGCAATTATTGGTACAAACAGAATTTTATATGCATACTCTGGTGGTGTGTATTACGACATACATCCTATTAAAACTACAACAACGCTTTCAAATGCATTTAGCACGACTAACGGATCATCAGCAGTAACACTCACTTTTAGCACTGCGCATAATATATCAGCAGGAGATATATTGTTATTAGATAATTTTTCTACAATCACAGATTCTAATTTTGGATCATCTGATTTTGATAACAAAAAATTTATGGTTACAACTGTGCCTACAGGCACAACATTAACTGTTACAATGCCATCAAATGAATCTGGATCTGGTGCCACAACATCAGGTGGTATAAGAGTGCAACATTATTATCCTGTAGGACCAGCAGTGCAAGCGAAAGGTTTTGGTTGGTCTTTAGGAACTTGGGGTGGAGAAGAGATAGGTGCTGTTACTACTACGATTACAGGTGCAATAAATGCTTCAGTTACAACTGGTATTACATTATCTGATACATCACAATTTCCAAGTTCAGGTACAAACTTTGTTTTAATAGGCACAGAAGAAATATCTTATACAGGTATTAACTCATCTAACGAATTAACAGGTGTTACAAGAGGTGTAAGAAATACCACTGCAGCATCTCATGGTGCAGGAGATACGGTAACTAGTACAGCAAATTATGTAGCGTGGGGTGAAGCTGCATCAGGTGATTTAGTGTTAGAACCAGGTATGTGGTCACTAGATAATTTTGGTGATAAAGCAATTTGTTTAATACATGACAGTGCTGTGTTTGAATGGGATTCATCATCTAGTGCAGCAACAGAAACTAGAGCTACAATTATATCTGGTGCACCAACAGCATCACGTCATATGCTAGTATCTACACCAGATAGACACTTAGTATTTTTTGGAACAGAAACAACTATTGGAGATACAGGAACACAAGATGATATGTTTATTAGATTCTCAGATCAAGAAGATATAAACACATATACACCCACTGCAACTAATACAGCTGGTACACAAAGACTGG